TCAAACCTTTGTTAGGTCCTTTTTCAGCAGCCCAAGACGTTCACGATTAATATTAAGTGTATTCTGAGAAAAATCAATATCAGCCCATTGAAGCCCTAAAGCTTCTGATTTTCGCAATCCTTGATCAAATATAATAAGAAAAAAGGGATACCATATAAATGATTTTTCTTTTTTGGCAAATTCGAGAAATAGTTCAGATTGATCAAAAGTATAATATTTAACTTTCTTTTTATCAGATGGATTTCTTGGAAACTCAACAAAACTAGTAGGGTTATTCTTTATATATCCTAACTGAATAGCTTTTTTGAAAGCATTGCTAAGAGTGGCGTTAATACTTTTGGCTGTTGTTACTGAGAGACCTTCCTTAGTTCTCCCCAAACCCTTTTTAGTAAGTAACTGATTGATGAATCTTTGATGATCAGCTCTAGTATATTTATCTAGTTTATATTTTCCAATATATGGATTGATGTACATTTTTATATTTGCTCTGTGAACAATTCTTGTTCCTTCTTTAACATTCATTTTATAGTTATTAATCCAATCGTCCATAAACTTTTCTATAGTCAAATTTTTAGGGTTTTTTTGTGTATATTCTTCCGAAGCTATTTCGCCTTCGACAATTTTTGCGAATCTTTCTGCTTCTTCATGACTTTTAAACCCTTTTTTATGAATCTTTTTCTGTAGCTTAGTACCAGGATCAATTCCATTTGATATATAGACTTCATAACGATATTCTTTTGATTTTTTTAAATAGTACTTTTTAATGGAAGCCATTAAAACCAATCCTTTCGTATTTCATTCCTAATAATAAGAATATTTTAGGGGAGGTATGTTATTTGAACGAATATTTAGAAAATCGTCGTATTAGCAGAGTTTTTATACGAACTTATGTTCTTTTACGTTTAAAAAGAAAAGCCCGAAGGCCAGTCTTTATTGTAAATTTAAGTTAATATCATATGTGTGATACGAGTTTTCATCATCATAATTATCAGTTTCATAGCTAGAATCAATCTTCAATCGAAGAGATTTGATTGAAGATGCATCAGGAAGTTTGGATAAAGGATAGATGCCCCAACCATCTTTTTTTGTTCCTTTCATGAAGTCACCATCCCATGAATCATAATTAAAGACTCCGCCATCATCAACTTGCTCACCATAGTCAGTTACAATTGTGGCTTGATTAGGGTATATAGATACATCTTGTTGTGTATTATCTATGTTGTAATGCACGGCTACAAAACCATTGTATTGATTATCTGAATAGTCTTTGATATCAGTAGTTTTCACAACTGAGACCCGATCGATATTTAGGTTAACACCCGCCCAAGAATTATCATTAAAATTGGTTGAATAATCTTGTTTACCTTGTACTTCTATGGATTCTCCATCAGGTACATTATCAGCTATTTTTCCGAAATCTGAATCATTTGATAGAAGATTAGTCTTTTTTTCCACAGAGCTACTGAATTCAAGAGAAACCATTGTAGAGCTCGCAGTGGTTGTTTCTTTAGGCGTATCAGAATTTGAATTACTATTTCCACATGCTCCTAGTACGATACTAGAGAACAGAATTAATCCTACCCCAACTATTTTTTTCATTTCTTCCTCCAACAAATAAAAATATATTTACTCCCACTTAACGGCAGGTAGTGATAGTCGCCAATTAAATTAAAAATCTATACGAATTTTTAGGAAGTCCATATAAATTTGTTAAATCTTCAATTTTTCTAGGATATTGATCATTATCTTCTTTATAAAGAGAAACAATAAGATTGGCGGCAAAGCAGTTTGCCTCACTCTCTGATTTACTTCTGGAGGATCGGGTAGAGACATAATAACTAGATAAACCTTGATGAAAAACTGCGTGACCTAGTTCGTGAGCGCAAATATAGAACCGTTCCTCAGAATACTTTAGTTCGTGATTTAGAAGAATAATCGAACGTCCTAACAATTCTTGAAATTGTCCCTTTGGGTTATTCAAAAAAGGAACATACCTAATTTGAATATCCATTTTCTCGCAAATTGTAAAGGGATTGGCCGAATTATATTTTTGTTTCAGTTTGCCAACTAGACTAATTACGTCCATCTCCATAGAAAATCACTTCTCTTTACTTTTGTCTTCTTTTCTAAATTCCCAAAATAGACCAGTTAAAACATCTTTTACTCTTTGTTTCTCTTCATCAGTTAACGTTTCGCCACCATAAGCCATATTAACATTGGAATCGAGCATTTTATCTAATTCAACTAAATCATTTTCATCAGCCCATTCAGGAGTTTGATTTCTTCCGAGTAAGTAATCAGTAGTAACATTAAAAACTTCTGCTAATTTCTGGAGTTCTTCTGTAGAAACTTTTCTAGTGCCATTTTCAATTTTATTCATTGCTGATTTTTCTAATCCAATTTTTCTGCCCAACTCTGCTTGGTTCCAGTCACGTTTTTCTCGTAAATCTATTATTCTATTCACTAGATCTTTTGACATTAGACTACTCCTTTCGTTGCTTTTTTCACAACTATTTTACCATAGTTGCGAAAAAAGATATAAAAAGATGCGAAAAAAGATACTTTTTCTGTTGACGTATCTAAAATCGCAATGTGTTATATGTATATAAGGTTGCTAAAAAAGAAACTTTGGAGGTGCTAATAGGTATCAAGTAAATCTTGAACTAATAAAAGAGCGACGCAAAACAAAAGGTTACTCTTTAAAAAAAATGTCTGATCTTATGGGTTTTAATGATAAGGCAAAATATTATAGAAGAGAAACTGGCGAATATAATTTTAAACCAGAAGAACTGCCTTATTTAGCAAAGCTATTGGATATCCCATTAGCAAAAATTTTTACCCATAAAGTATCTAAAATCGAAACTAGTGATAAAGAAAGGAGAAACACCAAATGACACGACAAGAAAAAATAAACATCGTACTTGATGCAAGACCTAGACTAGTTCACATCATTAAGTGTGCTACAGATGATCAACTTAATCGTTTAGTTGAAGAAGTTCAAAAAGAGCTTGAACGTGAATTAGACGAAGCAGCTTTCGTTTGATTCTTTAAATTAATAGTATAAAAAAATTGCTCGTATTGATATACGGGCGAATAAGAAATTGAGGTGTTTAAACTGTTAAAACAATCAGCTGTCATTCGAGAATCATTAATTAAAGTGATAAATAAGAGTGGCAAAACGAAGAAAGAAATAGCAAAGCAAGTTAATGTATCTCAACAGTCATTGAGTGACTGGACAACGCCACATAAGACTAAGCCTGTGACGTTAGAAAATGCTCAAGTGTTAACAGATCATTTCAGAGATTCTAATTTTACTATGCAAGTGATCCATGAATTTTTTGGACTATTCAAATCTATTGATAGTGATGTTTATAGAAGAGATCCTTCTTCACTAGATAAGCTTCAAATAATTGAATCCGATGAGCGAAAGCAGAAGAAACAATATGTCGAAAAAATTCTTCTCAAAAACGTTGAGTATTTAACCGTTGATGATCGTCAACAAATAATTTCATACGCTTATGAGTACTTAGATGAAATCATGGTGGAGGTAACTCTAATTAGTACTTTGTGTGAAATATTAGGTATCGATATTCGGAAACTAAGTGAAGAGCGATTATCATATTGGATTAATCAAGGATACATGAAAGGAGAGTTAAAATGAAAGTTTCACAAATGGAAAAAGTGGTTCCTTTAGCTCCAAAAAAGAAGCCAAAAGAAAGAGTATGGAAGAAAGCTAAAGATATTGCTGAATATTTCGGTGTCTCAGTAGCTACTATTTCCAAATGGACTAATTCAAATAATGATCCATTACCTTCCCGAAGAGTTAGAGGTGTTTTGCAATACGATTTTGAATTAGTTAAAGAATGGGAAGAACGCAATACTAATTAGAGAGGAGAGTGAAGTAATGAGAACGGTATTTAAAATGACTGTCAAAAGCGCTTTGCTTATGAGCCTAGTAGCAATCGTACTGGCAAGTATTAATCCAGCATATGCACTTATTTATTGGGGAACCTTAGTAGCGGTTACTGCTGTAAGAGAAAGTTTCAAAATGCCAACACAAAAAAGACCGACCAGCGACGGCAATCGCTAA